CAATAACAGGAAATAAAGCATCCAGCTTTATGAATCCAGGTGCAGGTAAAGCACTTGCTGCGTCACCCAAACCTCAAATGACTGCTACTGGTAATAAAACGTCAGATCTTGCTGCACTCAGAGCAAAGGCAAAGAACGATACTATGGCAAGAGCAAAGACACAAGTATCTACACCAAAGATGGTCGGAAGCGCAAGGATGTGATTTGATAAATACTATCATAATAGATAGTATTATTAGAAAAATGTCTAAGTCACATTACATCATTGACGATGTATACAACATTTATTCTTCTATTCATGAAGAAAGAGACTCTGAAACGATAGAAGAGATTGATAATTTTGCAGGAGATGTGTATGCAGCGATTGTAACATCGATGCTTCACGAAGGATATTCTGCATCAGGTATTTTAGGTTTTCTCTCAACAGCATCTGACGAAGAAATTCTTGAAAGGTTTGGTGACTTTAACGAAGATTTAATTACAGAGAGCACAATCTCTGAAGAATATGTTATTGAGCAAGTAGAACAACTCGATGAGATTGTTGGTGCTGCTCTGAGAGTTCTTGGTGGTGCCGCCAAAGCAGCAAAGTTTGCTAAAGGTGCTAAAGGACTTGCTCCTTTGAGTAGAATAGGTGCTGGACTTAAAGGTGCTGGACAAGCGATGTCTAGAGTCGCTAAACAGGGTCCTAAAGCAAGTTCGGTTGTCAGAGCAGGTATTTCTAAGGTTAGAGGTGCTGCATCTAAAGGACTTAGTGCATTGAAGTCCGGTGCCGCTAAAGTTGGTGGTGCCATCAAGACGGGCGCTGCTAAGGCAGCACCTATTGCTAAGAAGTTAATTCCTGGTGTGATTGGAGGAGCAATTGGTTATGGACTTGGTAAAATGGGTGGTGGAGGTAAATCTTCACCAGGACCTAGTACACCAGGACCTAGTACACCAGGACCTGGTAACAAAGCAACAACCACTGCTCCTGCTCCTGCAAAACCTGCTGCTCCTGCAGCACCTAAAAAAGATCGTATGGCAGGCGCTCCGAAAAAAGATCGTATGGCTGCTTTTGCTAAGGCAAATCCAAAACTTGCTGCACGTCAGGCAGAAAGGGATCGCACCAGAGGAACTAGTGCAACTACAAATCCTTTAATGAAGGATATGAAGGCAGGATTGCCTGCTCCAAAACCTAAGGCAACTGCCGCAAGCGATGCAGTAAAGTCTAGTGAGAAAAAACAATCAAGACTTGATAAAGCACTGTCAAGTGTTAAGACCGGCAGCAGTGCAGGTAAAGAAACCAAGAAAGAATCATATGATATCGTTCTTGATTATCTCCTCTCTGAAGGTCACGCAGAGTCCGTAGAAGAGGCGCATTACATTATGCTCCGCCTGGAAGAAGATCACATCCAAGAAATCATCTCTGAAGGTCCTCAAGCTTTCCCTTTTAAAAAGGTTGAAGATAAGATGGACAAGTTGCGTCCTGGTTCTCATGCCAAGAATATTGACCGAACGTCTACTAGATTCAACGCACTTGGTGCAGCGAGATCAGCAGCACAGCGTCGTGAAGGAGGGGTCTAAGACATTTCTTAACATTCTGAAGAGGGCCTTGACAGGTCCTCTTTTTTTATGTAGACTAGGTTTGTCCCGGTTAAAGATAAATAATAGCTCATAAGATACTATATCATGAGTTATGAGAATTCTTGGATATACAATAATGAACCTTTTGAGTCTGATGCTATTGGGAACTACTTTGGTTTTGTTTATTGTATTGCCAATAAGTCAAACCAACGACAATACATTGGGCGAAAGTATTTTTGGTCGTTCAGAACACCACCAGGAAAAAAGAGAAAAGTAAAACAAGAATCTGATTGGAAGAAGTATTATGGTTCTTGTCCTGAGTTGAAAGAAGATATAAAAAGATATGGCAAAGAGATCTTCAGTAGAGAAATACTAAGTCTTCACGAGAAAAAGGGAGATTGTAATTTTGAGGAAACAAAACAATTGTTCCTTAATAATGTATTATCTGAGTCTCTTGACAACGGATGTCCCGCATATTATAATAGTAATATTCTAGGACGCTATATGCGAAAAGATTATGGTAACTTTAGAGAAAACCTTAAGAAAGACTTGTGATTGGGCAATAGACCGAATGCATCAACTCTGTGAGGGTTCTAATAAAGATACTTTCCTTGATGCTGTAGAAGATGCTTCTGCTATTCATGAAGAATTTTATGAATGGTTAGATCCCAATAATCCTGAACAAAAAATTATTTCACTTGAATACATTGGAGACGATGAATGAAAAAAATCATTGCTAGTTTATTAGCATCCGCAGCATTAACTACGCCTGTTTTTGCAGATCCGCTTAAAGATCGTGAGTACTTCACTATGCATTCTATGGGTTGTATGTTACTCAGAGAGTGTACTGAAGATGTTGAACAAGTATTCAGTGTTAATGATGTTGCTAAGTATTATTCCAATAGTAACTATAATGTCATTGCTGATGAGTTTCATGGAATGCTCGTTGCTCTCGATCAGGTTGGAGTTAAAGTATTTTTAGCAGATGAGAAGTACTTTCCAGTAGGACATCGTGGTGTCTATCATACTGTGAGTAATAACTTCTTCCTCAATAAAGCATTCATGAGTCGTCCAAATGTACTGATGAGTGTTATGCGTCACGAAGGATGGCATGCTGCACAAGATTGTATGGCGGGAACCATTGATAATAGTTTGATTGCTATTATTAAACCTGAAGATGAAGTTCCTATGATCTGGCAAGAAATTGCTAGCAATACATATGCATCTCAACCCGGAGCAATTCCTTGGGAGAAAGAAGCATTCTGGGCAGGTAAGACTGCAGGTATGACTCAGGCAGCACTTGAGTCCTGTGCTCGTGGTACAATGTGGACTGACTATGAACCTACTCCTCTGACCCGTGAATATCTAGTTAAAGAAGGTTATATTACTAAATAATAACATCTTAAACAAGAAACCTGCCAAGAAGAGTTCTGTGAAACCTCTTGTGTTATAATGGTGAACTCTTTGTTGGATAAAGAATTTAAAAAATGTCTACTCTAACAAGAGACGTATTGATTAGAACCATTGTTGCCAATGAAATGAGAGAGCACGATGGTTCTGATTATACTCAAAAATTAAAAAACACGTATCACAAATGGGAACATCAATCAAGTGATGCCCTTTGTGAAAAATTTAACCAAATCGAACATACAAATATCACAGTTGACATTCTTAAACCATAAATATAAGAGCCATGCCTCTTTTCAATGTCAGAAGAAGTCAAAAAAGATGAACCTAAGAAAAAAGGTATTTTAGGAAAACTAAAGGAGGCAGCAGATGACAAGGAAGAGCAGCTTGCTATCCTTTCTACTTTTGTTAGGCTTGGCATCCTTGTTTGGAGTGGCGGAATACTCACGTTGGCATACATCAAACTTCCACCAGCACTTGGTATACCAGAGCAAAAACTAGATCCAACTTTTATTGCATCAGTATTTACTGGGGTGCTCGCTACTTTCGGCGTCCAAGCAGCAAAGAAAGCAGGAGAAGGTGGTGGATCTAATGGTGGCGGTATTACAAAAGACCAGATGGAAAGATTGATTGAAAAGGCAGCACAAACTGCACCTGCACAAACTATTCGTATTGAGCAGACACCGATTACTATTTCAACTACAAAACCTGAAAACTATAAGATGTGACCAACACTAATTGGCGTGAAGAATATAAGCAGTTTACAACTGACAAGAAAGAACTTGAACTCCTAAAGAACGGACCGAAGAGTCTGGCACAGTCATGGCATATGCAATCCATGTATTATAAATGGAAAAAGTGTAAATGAATTTATTATTACGTCCTCTCGACTATCCAAGTGATCCAGTATGGTCGGTAATTTTTCTGACATTCCTTGCTGCAGCATTAGCATTAGCATATATTGTATACATATTAAGAATATCATTTGCAGAGTTAGAAGATGGGAGCAATGACACCACCAAGCAGGAAGAGTTGTTACAACTTCCGAGTGATCGAGATAACAAAGGTTCTTGATGGAGACACTATAGATGTTCTTATCGATCTCGGATTTGATCTCTATAAAAAAGAAAGAGTTCGTATCGCTGGCGTCGATACTCCTGAAAAACGAACGAGAAACTTGGAAGAAAAGGCGCTCGGAATCGACGCAACCAACTGGCTTAAACATAAGTTGGAAGGTGCCATTAGTGGTGATGATGATCTCGTTATTCGCACAGAGCTTGTTGGCGGTGTGGGTAAGTACGGTCGCCTTCTCGGTTGGTTATACATTGGGGACGAATCAGTGTCACTTAATGAAGAAATGATCACTGAAGGATATGCTCACCCCTATGATGGTGGGACAAAGGATATGAACCTAGAAGCACTTCGTGAAATTAGAAGAGCACACGGCACGTTGGTAGATTGATGATGAGTGGTTTATTTGTATTTGGATTTATAACTTTATTAACTTATACGCTACATATTACGTGGCCTATAAAAAAAGGTAAAAATTAAAATGCAAAAACTAATTAACATTCTTGCTCTAACTTCTTTTGGTGTATCCTCGGTAATTGTCGGTGGTAGTGCTTATGTTTATGTAAATAAAGATGCTCTCATTGAGAGTGCTAAAGAAGCAGCAACCAAAGCAGCAACAGAAGCAGTTGCCGGAGCACTTCCTGGAATGTTGGATTCTGCTATGCCAGAACTTCCTGGTGCTACTGGTGGTGCCATTCCTTCTATTGGTGGTGCCTCTGGTGGTGGCATTCCAGGATTATGAATTATATAAAAACTGCTGCGATTACCGTAGGCAGTTTATTTGCCATATCTCATATAGGATTGTTGGGTTATCTAATCAAAGATAACTCTATTCCAGAATTTCCTGCAATTCAGTTTCCGCAAGGAGACTACTCCTCATTCTCTGTAGAAGCAACAAAGGATGGATATAATATTGAATATAAGGCAAATGATCCTACTATCCTAGAGTCTAATAGAAGTCTTCAACTTCATAAGGATAATAGGGGGTGGTTTGGTCCATCAACTGAAAATCGAAGAGAATATCGTCGTGATCAGTTTACTATGGACGGCACCCGTAATACAGGTGTAGGAGGTGCTGCATTGGACAGCGAGGGAAAGTCTGCAAAAGACATAGAGTGCATCGTGGCGGACGCTGGAGCACGAAGTCAAGGTGCAATGGCAGGTAGTGCTATCGCTGCTGGTGTCGCTGTTCCTGCTCTTGTCAGTATCCCATATGTTGGTTGGTTAGCAGGTGGGTGGGCATTACTGTTAGGACAAAAGGTAGGATCATCATTGGGTTCACAAGTTGGGTCAGTATTTAATGATTGTTAATCTAAGAGTTCCCTGAGAATTTGATGAGACTCGTTAAATAAGAATAGTTATTATACACATTATGGCCACATCAACACCTCACAAGAAGCAACAAAGGAAGGAAGCGACTGAAACATTTTTCCTGTATGTATTCTTTCATTCGATTTGGACAGGAATTTTCAAATTATTTGAAGACTGATGCCTGAGATACCTCTGATTACAGGTGGTGATATCAGTATTAAAGATATTCAAATTAATACTATACCCACCTATAACTTTAATAACACTTCAACATCACTACCATTAGCATCTCCAGTAGTTGTAAACATTGGTGTGCCTGTGGTTAATATACCAGGGTGTGTTGAGGCGACTGAAACTAATACTGCTAAAAATAATCAATTACGAACGGATGATCCTAATGGTGTGGTTACAATTTGCGATTCTGGCGTTCCCAATTTTAATCCTCTTTCTTTTGAACCAAACCAGATGATTAGGACTGGTCCACCTCAGGTGGATAACAGAACACCAGATAAACCAGCACCACCGCAAGCAGTACCAACTACACCAAAACCACCACCAACACCTACTGCTGTCATAGAATGTCCTACAAAAGTACAACAGGCACAAGAACCTGTAGGAACATTAGTAGAAGGATTTAGAAAGAGAGTTACTGGTTATGAACTCATTGATAAGACGTGTGTTCAGATAACAGAATCAGTAGGACTCCCCACACAAGTTGTTGCTGGTCTACCTAGTGGTGGACAGGTAATGCAGGTAGGTGGCATTGCTGTCATCGCTACATCATCAGCACTTGTGGCAAAACCGCTGGCAGATCTGCTATTGAAAGCAGTCAAACCAGCGGTTAAGAAAGTTATGAAAAAGATTTCTACCTTACGTGGTAAGAAACCTCCTATCTTGTCGTCAGGGGAGCGCCGAGCAGAGCAGCGTCAGATGAATGAGGCAGTACGGGTATTGCGCTCTGTTTTTCCTCGGAAGAAGAAGAAACTCTAGGGATATTGTGGTAGTGTGGATGCTTATGCCCTGGAGGATTATTTACTAGAACATCGGCACATACGGAATAATAAGGACTTCTAGGGTGGAATTGGATTCCCTTTAATTTTAACTCGCCACAATTTTTCAAACGAGCTATCTCAAAATCTAATCTTTTATTGGCAGTCAATTGTTTCATCATCTCAATGTTAGAAGATGCTGCTTCTTTACAGAGGTCTTGTAAGTTTTTATCTGTAGGTGTGCTCCAAGTCATGGAGAATCCTAGACCTAAACTATAATTATTTTTCTGACCAGTTCTAGTTCTTTTAGTGAACAAAATATCACCAGGATTGTCTAAAATTCCATCTCCAATATCATTTCCATTATCATCAAAGGCACCAAAATTATCAGTGACATCATATACTGGGTCATCATAATAACCTTCAAAAGGTTTAGCAGCAGAGACACTTCCTGTTACATACGGCGTAAAATTGCGAGTGGGACCCTGACACTGAATCCCCCCTCCATATGTGTTTGTAATGTATGGACCCTGAAGGACCTGTATAGCTTGGTTTGTAACGGAGCCTGAACTGTTAGCAACAGGATTAGCAGTAGCAGACACACCACCAACAGTTTCAGCATAAGAAGGAGATGTAAATAATAATGTTATTGCGAGAAAATACTTGTGGTATCTGTGACGCTTATAACCTCCGTTTCTCTTTGAATAATCGTTTGATTGCTTAAACCCGGGCCGCGATAAGTTTCTGTGAACTGAAACGCTGCTCCTGGTACTGTTTGTGTGAATGTTGGCTTGCTTGCTACACCTGTCCATGATGATGTCACTCCATTAATAGTTACATTAGTAGAACCTGGTTGTGGTGATAAATTACCAGATGCTGTTATGCCAGAACCAGTAGCAGAATACTGATATCCAGTGTTATAGTCCATCGAATTGATGGTCTCGGTTATCTTTTGGGTCGTCTCGGTCCTTGATGTCATACTTCCCTGAGTGAAATTGGGGACCACAGGGACCGCGATTGCTGGAGATCCCAATAGAAACATCACAATGAATAATTTTTTCATGATGTTTTCCTACTAATCGATAACAGTGATTTCACTCACGAACTGTCCTGTAGCAGATGTACCAGCACCACCAGCCGTCACTGCGAGAATACCAGCAGAAGTGACTGTACCTGCTAGACTTCCTGCTACTCCAGCAGTGTAAGAAGTTACATTACTGAAGTTGGGAACATCTCCTACAGTAGGAGCAGCAGTTGATACTGCATCAGCCTGTGTATAAGACTGACTGAATGAGAAAGCGGTGCCTGCTGTGTCTTGAGTAGCAGCAATAGTACCTGGAGCATATACTCCAGAAGTAATAGTGCCAGCAGAAACAGTTCCTGCTGTAGTACCGTCCGTAGTATCAATATTCGATCCAGAGATACTAAATGAGGAACCAATTCTAGTTGCCGAAGATCTGGCAGAATCAACAGTTAGTTGTACACTAGAAGCGTGTTTTGATACAAGTCCACCTGCTTGAACAGCAGAGGTGGTCATTAAGAGCATAACGATAGGAAGGAATTTCTTCATAACGTAGGTATTTGTTTTATATATTTATTCTGCTAATGTTCTAGAGATCTCAAATGACAGACCACATGACACTAGTTTGATTGTCTAGTGGATATATGGTAAGTTTTGTGCTATGATAAATGCTTACCACTGCTGCTCTAGTAGTCCCTCTGTGCTGCATGAGAAGTAAATCTTCTGTAGCAGATGTCGAATTCAATTAATTTAATGATTAACAAAATTTTACCAATTGCTTTGGCGGCAATTATCCCATCTACGGGTGGTCCTTCTATGAAAGAAGTTACTCCTCCCCCTGTAGTAGAAGTTCCTACAATACGGTATGATTCTACGTGGAAGTGTCCTGATTGCACTCCTAATGAGCAGTATGTCTTAGAAGAACTCCAAAAACATACAAAGATCTCTGATCGTAATGCGCTTGCTACAATCATGGGAAACATTCAGCAAGAATCAAAGTTCATTGCTAACATCTGTGAAGGTGGTGCTCGTGTCTCTTATACAAATTGTAAGGCTGGTGGATTTGGTTTAATTCAGTGGACTTCTATTGGACGTTATAAAGGTCTTGGAAACTTTTGTGTTAGATTCTCTTGCGATCCATCTTCACTCGAAGGTCAGACTCGCTGGATGATCAATGAACCAATCTTCCAACGCAATCTTCCTACATTTGAAGGTGGTGGACAAACCATATCTTATTATATGAAACCTGCTTATCGTTGGTTGGGGTGGGGCATTAAAGGATACCGTGAAGTTTATGCAAATGATTACGTCAAAAAACTGGTATGGGCATAATCAAACAAAATTTTATTGACAAACAGACTCCCATCTCTTATAATATAAGAGTCTTCACGGACTGCGGTGATCCCCTTGGTAGTTCAGGGTCAGCGGCGATAGGAACTACCATATGACTCAGTAGCTCAGTTGGATAGAGCAACTGCCTTCTAAGCAGTCGGTCGTTGGTTCGAGTCCAACCTGAGTCGTTCTCCTTTTTTTTATTATGTCACAATATGATTTTGGAGGACTTGAAAGGCACCCTGCTAACATACTAAGATTAATTAGTGAGTTGGAAGGATCCTATCAACTTTGTAAGTATATGGGTTTTGAAGAGGATATGAAAATCCTTGACAAAATGAAAAGACCATATTACAAACTCTACTTCAAAACGAAGAAAGAGTATGACAATCCCCTGTAGCTCAGCGGTAGAGTCGGTGACTGTTAATCACTTTGTCGCAAGTTCGAATCTTGCCGGGGGAGTTGGACGGGGAATGAGTTCGCCCGCGACGGTGCTAACCACACTGTGATCTAGAGAGTTGGTTACTTTCTTTTTGCTCCATTACAAACTGTCAGTATGTTGGGTGTAGTGCCCACATAGCATACGGATAAGTGTAATGTATGCCTCCGTAGCTCAGTGGTAGAGCAGGGCTTTTGTAAAGCTCAGGTCGCAAGTTCAAATCTTGTCAGAGGCTTGACAATCTAAAACGATTGTCTTATACTATCTCTTGTGTGGA